ATATGAATAATACCCTTTACCTTTAAAATACGATATACTTCTTCCACAAACTGAATAAGTCCATCATTCGGAGCATTGAGATCAATATTCATAGCTTCTCGTTTCAACTCATCATAATTATCACATTTATAAATGAGTTTTAACAATTGACGACCAAGTGTATCCATAGGAGTATGCTCCACATAGTGATTACAGATTATCTCTTCTGCACTATCTGAAGCAATGTCCCACGGAAAATCTTCTAAATTCATTACAGCATCTACACTAGCCATCTTGACCATGTCTATTCCGAAGTAATTCTTAATACGAATCTGACCACAAGCCAAATTCAACTTTGGTTGATTAATCATAACATTTTGATTAAATGTATGTTAAAATTAATCTTCGAAGACATCAAGGTCACCAGCTGCAAATTCAGGTGTTATACCTGGGCTGATAGCCAAGTTTGCCGAAAGGTCTCCCCAATAGATAGCATCATCAACGCCACCTGTAACAGCTTTACAAATTGCAAATGCACAAGCGGTATTGCTGCCTACTGTACATTGAGCAAAGGTAATAGCTGAAGTATTGTAGGCATTGTTATTACTCGTGGTCCAACCACCTGCTCCTGTAGCTCTCAGAATGTCCTTCCTTGCATAACCCGTGTAGGTACATTCAGTTCCCTGAGCGGAATCACTCGGAGCTACGGTGAATAAAGCAATAAAGAAATTACCAGCAGTGGTTGATCCTCTCAACCCCGTAGCATCTCCTATTGTTGCCAAATTGCTATTCTTGAATATTAAATCCAGAATCGCTGTTTCAAATGTGTCTTTTTTACTTCCTGCCATTGTCTGAAAATTTTAATTGTTAATACTTGGTTATTACATCATCTAACCGTTTCCTTATCCTTAGTCAAAAAATCCCATATCACAATTACACACCCTTTCTGGGTTTTTATCACTTCCGAACTACCTGGAAAGGTGTCTGGAAAGAGTTCCTCCCTGTATCAGGGCAATTAGTTGAGCATACGTTACATCAACAATTCCGAGTTTCGTTCGCAATGCTATTACTGTGGTAGCATCAAGTTCCGAGGGTTTTAATCCAGTTATTACCATTGTCTTATTTTTTTAATACATTAACACTATCAGCCAAGCAACCACACTTATTTCCAGGGTCAGGTTTCTTTACCTCTGGTTCTGTAATTATGGGTTCCTCACATGAAATAAAAAATATACATATTATAAATAAAGCTATTCTCATCTTAATAACTTAACTTCACGTTTCACTACCAGTTTGTTGAAAGCCCCAGCCGCGGCATCCACTTGATCCTTATAAGTACTAAATGGGAAAAACCTATGCTCCTCAAGAAACGCATTATTCCAGTCCCCTTTAAGTACTTGGAAAGCAAAGTTGTTAACCTGTACAGAATAAGGATCAGCACGGTAAACCTTATCTCCCGTAGGCTTTTCCGCACGGACGACATACCCCGCTAAATTGCGAATTGTACCTTCGGCTGATTCTTTACCTCCACTACCAGGTTCTTGCTCAATCCATATGTCAACACTTAAACCATCTGCAACCGCAGTATTCTTTATAATACGTTCCCTTTCGTTACTTGACCAACGACCCCTCTTCACATCTTGTATAAGCCATATATTGTTGACAAGCCTGCTCATCTTTACACCCACGGTATAAGCACCATCACCTTCTGTACCTGCCTTATCCCAGTAACGAACAGTCTTCTTAATATCAATTGGATTGGGCATCTTTTCTACGAGCGCGATGTGGTCTGTTTTGAACATACCTCCTCCAGGGGGAGTTGGTTCTTGTCCTATTTGCCCTGCATAACCGTACTGACCTAAATCCGCCTCAAGGTCTTTCAACACCTTCCAAGACAGTCTGTTTTGATCAAATAAATCATCTTTGTAATACTTGAGGAGATCCACAGGCTTCACCTGCTCTTTGTAATTCCTACACTCACCTGGAATACAAATGTGTTTGATATTTGCTTTGGCCTTTGCGAGCCAATGTCCTGAGGGGTCATCCTGGTGGAGTCGTTGCATAATGAGAATTGTAGGTGTAATAGACTTGTCCGTTTTACGGGTACTGAGTGTCTGTTCCATCCATCTGTTGGCGTTACCCAACTCAACTTCCGATACTGCTTGATTTGGATTAAGTGGGTCGTCCACGATCAGGATATCTCCATGAAACCCTGTCAAGGTACCACCCACGGATGTACTGTAACGGCTACCACCAGTCTCTGACCTTTGTTGCTTACCGGGTTCCCCACCTAACTTCTTAAGAATACTGAAATTGGATTTAGTGTCCTTATCTTCCCTGATTTCTATATCTGGGTATATCTCTCTGAATTCCTCACTACGAATTAAGTTCCTGCAGTAATCTGCGTTCTCCAGCGCCAGCTGGGCAGAATAGGACGCAGTAATAAATCTCATCCTGTGCCACTTGGTCCAGCACCATGCTGGGAACATAATGGAGCATGTGATCGTTTTTGTTGATCCTGGGGGTACATTAATTATTACGTCATGCTCCCTTGGTCTCCTGTCCCCTACCTGCTCTGCAAGTTTTTCTAACTCCGCACACAGGTACTCTATATGCCAGTTCGGTGAAAATTTGTGTGTGCTGACCAAGTCCCAGAAATACTGGATAAAGGAATAGAGCGACTGGTTGTTCAGTGCTCTGACTGTTGCTCGTGGATTCTGCAGAGCCCACTGCAATAACTGGACCTTAGGCGGTTTAGTCCGCTGTCTGCTAATTACCTCCTGCATTTTCGGTGAGTTGGCTAAGTTGTAGTTTTCTTATGAGCTCCAATTCCTCTTTCTTGAGCCCGTTGATGTCTACCTTCATTATATTGAGATTGGTCTGGGTTATCTCGTGACGCTGAATTTCAGTCCACCTTCCCCTCTGTCTTGAATTTAACCATTTAACCTGGGCCGTAACGTCACCCGGTATGTGACGCCTAACGGGCGTGACTATGACCGTTCCCTTGACTTGAGTAACGTGATCCTCAACCACGGTATATCCAACCGCCCTCTTGTACAGTGAATATGCAACCTCTGAATCGGCTTCATCCTTCCCCTTCTTGATTGACTTTCTGAACCGTGCTTTCTCCCGTTTCCATTTGTCAAACGTCATGATGTCAATACCCATGACATCAGCCATTTCTTTGTCCGTGCAACCCAGCAGGGCGAGTTTGAACGCCTGTCTAGGTCTGTCATCATTCCATAAAACTACTGCCATGATTTCTTGCTTTCGTTTCCCTTTACAGTTTCGTTTCCTTTGCTGTCTTAAAACTGTAAAGTTATGATTCTTTTTTGGAACAACAATGTGGTATAGCCACATATTTTTTATCCACTCAGAATGAATAGGTTAGACGTCCAAAAAAAATTTTCAAATTTTCGTAGGCCTGAAATTCGATATATATGCAGAAATGCCTAATCGCGATAGGAGGTCATGTTTTTTCACACGTGCCCTGTGCCCTGTGAATGAATAACGAAAAAAATTCCAAAATTTTTTCACGTGCACGCGGAGCACATGGAGGCAAAACTGTACTTAAAAAACGCCCAAAACATACGTACACTACTATGTATAACATAGTACTATGTATAACATAGTCCAAACGTTAAATAAAGCGCTATGCGCCCTCATAAGTTTGTTGTATACTATTATACTGTTTATATATTTAAGTAGCTACAAAGTACTTTAAAACGTACGTACAAACGTTTTTGTTTGTTACTTTTACTTTTACAAATATGTATTATTAATAAACAGTACTTTGTTAACGTATTACATATATGTAACAATTTAAACGTTGTTTAAATAACTTGTAAGCTATTATAAAAAAAAGTGAGTATATTGTCATACTCACTTTTTAAGTAGCTTATTAAAAGTGTTTACTTACTTTGTATCACTTATTACACTTTCAGTAACTTTGTCGCTTTTTGCTTTTTTAACTACTATAAACATACTTTTTTCGTTTAACATTAAATTGTGAGCAGTTAAATACGTTTTTTGTTTTTGTGTTACAATTCTGTATCTTATGTGCGCTTTGATAACACTAGAAGTATATTTGATGTTATTATTATACTTCTTTTTTAGTACTTCACAATTTTCGGCAATACTTTGCAAACTTGTATCTTTTTTACAGTTTTGTATCAAAGAATCTAAAACGCTTGCAAATGATACGTGTTTTACGTTGTTACTACTGTTTACAACGTTTGCAGTTTTTTCACTTTTTGTTTTAATCATTTTCATTTTTTTAAATATTAAATAAATAATAAAAGTTAACAACACAATATTACAAATATATAAATGATATTTACAAATTAGTTACAATTATTTTTACATGACTAATTAACTCAATTTAAATACTTTACAAATTTTGTTAATAACTT